GATCCATAAGAGCATCTACAGCATCTTTAACCTTCTGAATACCGTAGTCAAGCAGACCACCAGTAAGACCGTTAACGATAGAATGCGCAAGGTTAAGACCAGCATCGCGCAAGTCACTGACGTTATCATCGATGGCATCGGCTAAACCATTAACAAACTTAATAATAGCTTTGAAGGCCGCATCAACAATCTTAGGACCATTATCACCAATAGCGGTCACTAATGCCACCACAAGATTGGTTCCCTGTTCAGCAATACTAGGAACGTGTTTGGCTGCACTCGCAATAAATTTGTCGATGATAGTGAAACCGGCTTCCACAAACTGTGGAACGGCCTTCTTAATCACCTTAATTGCCGTCGAGATCAACTTGGACATTAGTTTCCCAATAGCAGGAATGTTGTCCGTGATAACGCCAAGAATGTTCTTGAAGATAGTCCCAAATGCTTTACGAATTTCACCAGACGCGTTGGCAATTACCTTGATAAATGCCACGAATGCGGCAGCAGCCTGTTGTGCAATTGCAGGAAGTAGTGCTAAGAATGCATGAATAGCAGCGATGATAACTGCAGTTGCTGCGGTACCAACGGTTGCAAGAACCGCTAGACCAGTAGCAAACGCAAGCATGCCAACGCCAGCTAGAGCCATGCCAGCACCAACTAGCCCCACTGCTACACCAAGTGCAAGAAGACCTGGAGCGGCAACAATGGCTGCGAAACCAGCAGCGATGAACACAGTCAACGCCAAAGCCATAAATAGAATGCCCTTACCCAACACGCTCCATGGAGCAGCGCCTAAGACTAAGATTACAGCAGACATTTGAAGCATTGCTGTAGAGAGTAAGATCATAGCTGCACCACCCGCAAGAACAGCTGGTCCCATAGCGCCCAAGGCTAACAACGACACGGTCATTAACGTTAATCCGATAGCAACGGCGTCAAGACCTTTAGCTAGCGTCTTAAGATCCATGTTGCCAAATATAGCGACGGCGCTAGTAAGAATAGTAATAGCAGTAGCCATTAAAATCATGGCAGCGCCAGCGGCTGGAGTGGTTTTTACTAACCCGAGTGCTAATAATGAACCTGTGAGAAGTCCAAGCACTAACGCCATAGCGCCAATGCCTTTGACTAACGTCATCAGATCCATATTGCCAAATATAGCGATGGCGCTAGTAAGAATCACAATAGCAGTAGCTATTCCAACAACTGCAGCGGCCGATCCAGCAGCAGTCCCCTTAGTAGCGGACAGAGCAAGTAAAGCTCCAGTTACTAAACCAAGAACAATTGCGAAAGAAGCAATACCCTTTTCAAGAGTTTTCATGTCTTGTTTTCCAAGAATAACTACTGCCGTAGAGAATTGAATCATGGCAGCACTAATAACGAGTAATGACGTGGCAAGAATTGCCATTTGTTTATCACTCTCGATTTTGGAAAGCGCTAACAATGTTCCAGACAAAACGGCCATCATGGCGGTTACTGCACCAAGACCGATAGCTAACTTCTTTGGATTAACCATGCTCAAAGCAATGATAGATGCTGCAAGAATACCCACGGCGATAGCAATTTCAAGGATCATCTTAGACTTAAGCGAATTCTGCCAAGCCTTCATGCTATTACCAAGCTCATCAAAGATGCCTTGCATGTTGTTGCCGAAGCCCTTCCAGGTGTCGACGAACTCCATAGCCTTTTTGGCCATAAGCAACAGACTACCAGTGAGAATGCCATTAAATAAGGAAGTCCAGTCCATGGCGTTGAAGCCCTTGAACAAACCCCCCACATACTCAAATACGGTTTTAACGATTTTGCCCATGTTCTGAGCAAGGTAACTAAGACCGTCAATGAGACCTTGAGCAATACCTTGTACGATATAAATGCCAACCGGAACCATGGTCGACGCCGGAGAATGAATACCAAGCGCGCCCTTGATCCAATCAATCATACTCGTTGCTAAGTTAATGATCGCATCCTTCAATGCGCTAGCATCTAATCCTTGAATAAGTCCACCAATAAAGTTGCTGGCAATATTGACACCCTCAGAAGCCAGTCCTGAAATATAGCTACGGACCTTACTAAGAATGGGCAACAATGGAGCGAGTGAGCGAACTAGATCTGAAACGTTAGCTGCACCGGTTTTAAATGCATTGATCACAGTCACCAATACCGGAATTAATGCATCGGCATTCCGACTAGCTTTCTCAATCCAACCAGTAACTGCAGCAAATCCGCTTGTAGCACCAGCTAATGCTCCACCAGCATCTTTTGCTGTAGGCAGAAGTGTCTGGAATGCTACAACAAACGGATGGATTAGGTTACCAAGCGTCTTGAAGATGTTTCCGAAGCCGGTCCACAGATCAGTATAACCGCCAGCCTCTCGCCAAGCGATAAGCAAATGATCAATCGATTTGAAAATACCACCAATGCTTCCAGTGATTACATTTCCAACATGAGTCCACAGCTTAGTAGCCTCATCGAAGTTACCAAACAGATCTTGGAATATCTTAGCCCATCCAGAACCAATTGATTCTTTAACGACATCAATCAACTGTGTAAATGTCTTGATTTTAGTCGCTGAATCAATAGCTGCCTGAGACAGTTTATTTAATTCTTTAGCAGCGTCCTTGGAATATCCCATCTTTTGAAGCTGCTCAACGGTATAAGCAACAGTTTTGCCAGACTTAAGTGTTTGGCCTGCCATTACCTTCATTGATTTATTGAAGGTATCTGCGGTCAACCAACCAGAAGTAAGAGAGTCTCGAAAGCTTCCATATTGTTTAATAGAAGCATCCATTAACACGCCATTGTCTCCAAGAGTCTTATTAGTCTCCATGAGGACCTTGCGCATGTTTGCGCCACCCATACCAGCATTAGCAAGCGAGTTCCAGTCCATCAAGCGAATTGTCCCAGTAGACAACGCCTGACTCATTTGGTACATAGCCGTATTTAACTGTTGAACACCGGCACCGGACAATGCAGCAAAGTTAGCCATACCCTTGATAGCAGATACAGCAGGATCTAATTTAACACCAGCAGCCGTAAATTTACCGATTGCGTCGGCCATTTGACTGAAGTTATAGATGGTCTGGTCTGAGTAATGATTTAACTCATTCAAATATGTATTGACAACACCGACTTTCTTACCGGTGTTAGCCATAATAGTTTGAATTGAGTTAAGGTTGGTCTCATACTCTTTGAAGCCAGCCATGATGGGGTCAAGCGTCATCGATTTGACCATCTCGATACCCGCGTTAGTTACTCGAGTCGCGATGGTAGCAATAGATGCAATAGCCGCCACTTTAAGAGCACCAAAGCGACTTGAAACGTTGTCTACTCCAGCCGCCATCTTATCAAGACCGCCGCCTGAACCAGCGTTACCAAGTGCAGCCTCTAAGGTTTCGAGTGCTTTCTGAGAGTCGCTAGCTCCCTGAGTAAACTGTTTGTTGTTGAATTGCATGTTAACAATTCTGTCATCAACGCTGCTCATGAGCTAGTCACCTTCTTCCACATCTCGTTTGCAATATCATCGAATATGGGCTGAATAGCCGGATTAATGTAATCTCTACCAGCTACGTAGCCTCCAGTGCCGGTGCCATGACCGTACTGTAAAATGATCGCAACATTCACACCATTTTGGCGATTAGCGTTAACCCAAGAGATGGTAGTTACACCATTCTTGATTTCCACCTCATAGCTCCATGATGCTGCTGTCAAACCGCTTTCTTTTGGAGTATTTGCGGCTAATGCAGTTACTCCTCTAGCCCCTAACGAATTTAAACCAGACCAAATATCTGGTGATTGCATTTTTTTAAGAAAGGCTGAGGTTCTCGCTGTAGATCCGCTTACACTAAAACTGACAGTTCTTCCCATGTAAGCTCCTAGTCACGACATCAACAGGGCGATCGCTCCATTTTTTGAACCTACTCCGCCACCATAATATTCCTCAACTCCAGTGATCGGTTCAAGATTTGCGCCGCCGCCAGTTCCACCATAAGGGCTGGCTGCTGCAGCAGGAGGAGCTTCATAGGCTGTTCCTTGAGCACCATAGGCTCCGTCTGATGCAGAATGCTTTAACGTGGTACCATCTTGGAATTTACCGCCACCGCCACCTCCACCGCGACCTCCGTTAGATGTTCCGGCGCCATCGGTGGGATCATATCCATCGACATAATGTGCGGGAAGAGGGCTCATTGCATAGGAACCGGAGAACCCGCCTAGACCAGCAGAACCATATGCTCCACTATTAGATCCACCGTCACCTCCACTGCTTCCAGTTCGACCGCCAGTAGAACTGACTTTTCCTCCAGAAGCACCGTGTCCACCGTATGCAACAAACGTGTCAAACGTTGTATCACCACCATCAGTGCCTGATCCAGCGGATGTGTTATATACACCAACCGCTCCATCAGAACCTGCGACGCCAACCGTACACGACGTTACTTGATCTAAGTCTGCTAATTTACCAGAACCTAAAATATAACCGCCACCGCCACCGCCTGACCCACCAACGACGCTATCGTCATTTCCCCAAGCAATTCCAGCTTTTCCTCCGGCGGCACCAACGCATAAAACTTGGAAGTTGACGTATCCTGCCATGCAATAAAGGGCTCGATCAAAAGTAGTCGATGCTGTGATTTTCTGTTTTGGGTTAACTTGAGTGGTCTGCATGCGCATAGCGGCTTTCATCATGAGAACGCCACCCCCATAGCACCTGCGTACCAGTTAGTGCCATCATACATAAACATGATAATGTCAATTGCACCAGCAGCTGTAGATAATGCTAAGACTCCCTGCGAACGCTTAATGCCCGTGAGAGTAAGTGTTCGGCCACCCGTTCCATCCTGGGTGAATCGCATCGCAAACTGAGTTCCAGGAAGAGCTGGTGTTGGGAAACTAGACGAATTAATTGAGATGTTGCCGGTTAATGTAGCCGTGAAGATCCGGTTCACCATATCATTAGGCGTCAATGAGCCAAAAGATACTGCACCAGAAATGTTACCAAGTGCAGTCAAACTTCCAGCAACAGCCTCTGCGATTGGGGTTTCTACTGCGGAAGAGAAATCTCCAGCACTAAAAGATGAGCCGTCATGCCTTGTAAAAACTAGCGACGAACCAGAAATTTCAGCGCTTTCGATAGTCTGATCTAAAATATCTTGTGCCGCCTCGGCAGTAATACCATTAACGGTAGCCATTCATGCCTCCTTAGACGGCTGTTGAAGAAATTGTGTAGGTTCCATCGCCATTATCGACCGCATCAACGTTATCAATTTGGAATATGTTATCCCCAATCATGTAAATGTTGTCTCGAGATCCTTCTGCAGTCCACGTACCGTCACCATTGTCCGTAATGATGATGGTATCACCATAACTAAGCATGTCTAGGATCGTGGTTGGGCTTGGCAGATGCGCATCAGTGTTTCCGGTACCATACAAAAGAGCCTCGAGCATTAGAAGTTTCTTTGCATCGATGTTTCTGGTGTCAATGCTAATGTGAGCAGTCGCTCGAAAACCGGGCACAGACACTGGAACGGCTTGAATCTGCCAAGAAAAGTCAGTTGGTGAAAGCGAATCTGACATGGTTTCGTATGTAACGCCAGGCGCTGCTACAGTGGCATTGTAAATCAAATGGATCTTATAGTCACCATCAAAGCCATTAATCGCATCACCAAGCAGCGTACGATAACTCAAGTCAAAGATGTCGCCCATTTGAGAATCGAGAAACATTCCATCAGTAGCCTCAACCGTACCCATCATGGCAGAAAACTCATCTGGATACATGTAGGCACGAAGTGTTGCCGAAAACTCTTTAGGCTTAGGAAGAATTAAGAACGGTCGTCCGTCGACATAATAGACCGTGGACGTATCTGCTCCATTTTCTTCAACTGAAATTAGGCCATCCCATGGGACTGCGTCTCCAACTTTCGGATACAACACACCGCGATCGAGGCCCGCATTTACGTACTTTTTGTCAATGTCTGCCCATCGTAGACGAGTCACGCGTCACCTCTCTATCCGGAGCTTCCAAGCGCCGCGCGCCTAGCTTCGTTAATTCTACGGAAATCTTCATGTGCTGCTTTGCTACTCTTTTTCTGAGGCTTAGCACGCTTTAAACTGCAAACCTTAATTAAAGTCATTAAGCGATTTAAATGCCAATTCTCACAGGGCTCAAACGGAATGTTTAACTCGATCATCCAGTAGTATACTACTTCTGCACTAATCGTTTCTCGAGATGGTTTGACTGGTTGCTCGTTATAAAACACGGTCCCAGTCTGTTTACTCTCGATGTAGCCGTTTAAAGCCTTGAAATTGTCTACAGTAAGCCTGTCGATCCAGCCATTTGGGGGATTTTCTGTGAGAAGCATTAAGCGAAAATAGTCAAGCGCTTCTTCAGGCGTCTTTTCATCTTTTCCGAAGAATGGTTTTTCATGAATCGACTCCCATTTTGACAGAGAGACCAGGGAGTGCTCAAATAGTAAATCAATTGAATCATTTGCATCAACACTAGGTAAATGAATCTTGAGCACGCCCTGGTCCTTTCTGTTTGACTATCAGCTGTGAGTGAACATCCACTCGTCGTCGACGACCTCCGGGAACCGGTAACCGGCAGTAGGAGCCGCAGTGACGATGACGTCCTCGGTGATGGCGACAACACCGGTCACGACAGCACCATCGATGCGGTACTCGACGCCCGTAACAGACGGGATGGTGACGTTGTTGCCAACCGCCGTGGGCTCCGTCGGAGTCACAAGAGTGACGGTGCCACTGAAGAACGCCAAGACCTCAACGGGAGTGGGCAGTCGGGGGTCCGAACCAGCCGTTCCGTAAAGGGCGTCCTCAAGAAGGCCAAGAGCCGTAGCGTCCACCTTGGTAGAGTCGATGGTGATCAAAGCGGTTGCCTTGAGGTCGTCACCAGCGAACACCGGCGTAGTCGTGAACTCCCACGAGAACGTAATCGCCTCGGGAGAGTCGTTGATGGTGGCGTATGCGCGCTCCGACGGAGAAACCGTCGCTCCATAGACGAGGTGCAGCTTGTAGCCGTAGTCCTCGAGCAGCGCATCGTTACCAATTCGAGACCGGTAGCTAAAGCCGAACGCGCGTCGACCCTGCTGCCCAATCATGACCCCGTCGATAGGAGACGACACGCCATCGAACTGGTAGAACTCCGGAGGGCACATGTAGGCCTCAATGGTCCCACCGAATTCCTCGGCAGAACGCATCTCCAGATACTTTCCATTGTCAGCGTAGAGAGCCGTAGCCTCTGCGCCAGACGGAGACTCGGTAACGCCCGTTAAGCCGTTCCAAGCAACACCGTCATCGTACACGCCCGAAACATTGGGCATGTAAAGAACACCGCGGTCAACGCCAGTCTCATAGAGACGCTCAGTGGCGTTATCCCAAGCGAGCTTCATGCTTTTCCTCCTGGTTAGTGGTAGATCACAAAGACGTCATGATGAAGATTTGACGTTGTGAAGTGACGATTGTATGCAGATAGAGGTAATTCCCTAAGTGCATCTAAAACGTCGCTGTCTGGCATCTGATCAATGTATGTGACTGAGTAACGCTGATGCTTAATAAAACCTAAGTCATCAGCATGCTTCACTGAATCGTTGTCTCGCTCGTAAACGATGCATGGATATTCCATAAGTCTGCCCTCGGGCGGATCGAAATATACATTATCGCTT